AACGAACTTGGTCAACCTCTCTGCCGACATTGGCGGTGCTGAAGCTTTATCAGCTCAAGGCCTGGCGACAGCACTACTTGATGCCAATGACATTGAGACAAACTACTCAATGCGTGAAGCGCTTCGAATCATTCTTGCCTCAGTTGGTGGGAAACTTTCCGGTGCTGAGACCACCACTGTCACGATTAGAAACATCACAGACGACAAGAACCGTATCGTTGCAACGGTGGATAGCAATGGAAACCGGACAGCCGTCACCTACGATGTGAGTGATTCATAATGTTCGCTTCCACTTTCTTTCCAAAATCGATGTTCGCTGGCCGATTCTTCCCACCAACCGGAACAATCACAATCATTGAGGGCGATACGTCCTATCCTTATCCATTGCTTAGAAGGGTTTATCGCCGATGAGTCGCAAGCGAAACATATCAGACGAAGGTTCGGTTCAAGAGTCAGCTCAAAAGAGCAAGTTCGTTCGCGACCAGGAACTAAACGACATCCGCTCTCTTCTAAACGTCACCGAGGGTCGGAGGTTTCTTTGGAGGCTTCTCACTCAGTGCGGTGTCTACAAGCAGAGCTTCACCGGTAACTCGGAGACTTTCTTTCTAGAGGGTCAACGGAGCGTTGGGCTATGGGCGCTTGGCGACATCATGGATGCCGAGCCCGATGCATATTTAAGAATGATCAAAGAAAACCGAAAAGGAGATGAATCGAATGTCTGAAGTTCAAACGGCCCCGGCTCACGCAACACCTACAGCCGCAGCCCAGACAACAGAAACGGCTCAAGCCCCAACACCTGCGGCCAGTACACCCGCAAGTCCACAGGCCCAAAGCCAAACGTCAACCACAACCAGTGAAGCCCCAAAGGCGGCGCCAGCCATACCTGAGAAGTATGAGCTTAAGCTTCCAGAGGGATCATCGCTCGACCAATCGGCATTAGACCAAGTCGCTGCCTACGCGAAGGAGAAGGGACTTAGTCAGGAAATGGCACAGGCGGTTTTGGAGCGAGAGAACTTGGCGGTCAGTTCGTACTCCGAGCGGATCGATAAAGAGTGGGAGGCGACAAAGCAACAGTGGGTGCAGACCGCTTTGAGTGACAAGGAGCTTGGGGGCGATGCCTTTAAGGCCAACGTCGAACTCGCTCATCGAGTCATTAAAAAGTACGCATCCGATGAATTTGTCAAAGCGTTGGATTCGAGCGGATTCGGGAATCACCCGGAACTGATTCGAACATTCCTTCGAATTGGCAAACTCATGTCAGAAGACAAACTCGTTCTGCCTGGCGCCCAAGCTGGAGGCAAGAAGCCGATCGAGGAACTCTTCTACGGAAAGTCCTAAACCTTTAACCTTTGCCTCATAACTAGAGGCCAGGAGTATTTGAATGGCACTGTTAAACGCAAACGCAGCAACAATGGCGGACATCGCAAAGCGAATGGACCCAGACGGAAAGATCGCAGCCGTCGTCGAGCTTCTCTCGCAAACGAACGAGATGCTTGATGACATGTTGTGGGTAGAGGGAAACCTTCCCACCGGTCACCGGACTACAATCCGAACCGGCCTCCCGACAGTCGCTTGGCGCCTGTTGAACCAGGGTGTTCAACCCTCTAAATCGACAACTGCTCAAGTCGATGAGGGTTGTGGAATCTTGGAGGCATGGTCGGAAGTAGACGTTGAGCTCGCAAAGCTCAATGGAAACTCGGCAGCATTCCGCCTCTCTGAAGGCATGGCTTTCATTGAAGCTATGAACCAGGAGATGCAGCAAACTGTGATCTATGGAAACTCAGGCCTTGCGTCTGAGGAGTTCAATGGTCTCGCAGTTCGCTACTCGTCGCTCTCCGCAACAAGTGGTCAGAACATCATTTCGGGTTCGGGAGCAGGATCTGACAACTCGTCGATCTGGCTTGTATCGTGGGGCGCTCAAACCGTTCACGGTATTTACCCGAAGGGATCTCAAGCGGGTCTCTCGCACTCGGATCACGGCGAAGTCACAGTTGAAACAACTGCTGGCGTAGCTGGTACTCGTATGCGTGCATTCCAGGATCAGTGGACTTGGAAGTGCGGCGTTGCACTCCGAGACTGGAGACACGTTGTTCGTATCCCGAACATCGATATCTCTAACCTCGTTGCGAAGTCATCGGCTGCTGACTTGATCGAACTCATGATCAAGGCCATCCACCGATTGCCGAACCGCATGGGAAAGCCCGTGTTCTACATGAACCGCACTTGCTTCCAGATGCTCGATATTCAGCGCCGCGACGACGTCATCACTGGTGGCGGATTGGTCTACAACGAAGTCGATGGAAAAATCGTTCCTTCGTTCCGAGGAATCCCAATCAAGATCGTCGACGCATTGACAGAGACAGAAGCAGCGGTCGCCTAACGAATTAAATTAAAGGAGTTAATATGTACGTAGATGCAGCACTTTTGTTTTCAGATGCACAGGCGGTCACAGCAGCGGCCGCTTCGACTAACTACTTGGACGCAGGAGCAGTCCGCGACCTAGGCACTGGCGAATCACTTTATGTGGTTTGCTCTGTCGACGTTGCGATGACTGATGCCAGCTCTGATTCTACTATTGCGGTGACGCTTGAGGGTGACAGCACGTCAACCTTCACTCCCGACGCTTCAGACACGCTCTTCACATTCCCAGCCGTGAGCGCTGTTGGAACGACGAAGATTGCTCGTCTTGATCCAGGGATGGCGTCGCTTCAGTATCGATACCTCCAGTTGAGATACACGCCTGCAAACGGCAACTTAACTACTGGTTCGTTCACAGCGTTCATCACTAACAACATCGACAAGTACACAAGCTACGCTGACGCGATCACGATCAGCTAAGGGGTTAGACAATGAAGGTTAAAGCCAAGCGAACAGGATACATCGATCACCATCTAAAGTCAGAAGGCGACGTCTTTGAGCTCGTTGAGCGAAAGGGCCTCGACAGAACTGGAAAGCCAATCGTTCTCTCTCCCGAGATGCAGTTCTCAGAGAAGTGGATGGTGCGGCTTGATGAAAAGATCGAAGTGCCTAAGGCTAGAGCTGGTGGGAAGAAACTAGCTTCAGTGCCGACTGATTCAGATGTGATCTGATTCTTTAAGGGCGGGGTTCTTTACGGCCCCGCCTTCTTTTGATTTAGGGGGCTTCATGGCATCAAGTACAGAGATCTGCAACCAGGCACTAAGACACCTCGGCGTCTCAAAGACGATTGCCAATCTCGACACCGAACAGAGCTCAGAGGCCAACACTTGCCGGGCCTTCTATGAAACTGTTCGCGATGCCACACTCCGAGATTTCAACTGGCCGTTTGCGACAAAGATCGCTGACCTCGGACTTGTTGAAGAAGACCCAAACGATGAGTGGAACTACTCATACCGATACCCCTCCGACTGCCTAAACTTAAGGCGGATTTTGTCGGGGATTCGAAACGAAACCGCAGCCGATCGGATTGTCTATAAAGTTTCAAGAGACGATTCGGGTCGGTTGATATTTACCGATCAGCAGAACGCAGTGATCGAGTACACGATGAGAATCACTTCGACCGAAGAGTTCACGCCAGACTTTGTCCTGGCCTTCTCTTTCAACTTAGCTCTGTTCATAGCCCCTCAAGTAACGGGCGGTGATCCGTTCAAGATGGGTGATCGCGCTGAGCGAATGTATAATTTCCTGATGACTAAAGCTCAGGCTCAGGCCGTGAACGAGGAGCAGCCGGACACTTTGCCGGAAGCTGACTACATCGTCGCGAGGAACTCGTGAGCACAGTCATTCAGAGATCATTTAGTTCCGGTGAGGTTGCACCTGCGCTCTACTCTCGCGTGGATACAACTCGCTATGCGACGGGACTTAAGAAACTTCGAAACCAGTACGTCATGAGACATGGCGGCGCGACCAATCGGCCGGGGACAAAGTTCATTGGCGAAGTGAAGGATTCCACCAAGGCCGTGAGGCTTATCCCTTTTGTTTTTAGCGATGCTCAGACCTACGTCCTTGAGTTCGGTGACCAGTACATGCGGGTCATCAAGCAAGGCGACTATGTGATGCTCACAAGCCAAGCGATCACAGCAATCTCAAACGCCAATCCTTGCGTCGTTACCTACTCAGGCTCAGACACTTATGCCAATGGTGATGTGATTTACGTATCAGGCATTGTCGGAGCGATTGGCACTTATCTCAATGGTCGGACCTTTAAGGTCGCAAACGTCAACACTGGCGCGAACACCTTTGAACTCGACTACATGGACGGCGCCAACGTGAACTCCACCTCAATGGGTTCATATACCTCGGGCGGCACACTTGAGGAGGTTTACACAATCACGACCCCGTATGTTGAAGCGGATCTCCCGACAATTCAATTCGCCCAAAGTGCGGACGTGATGACTCTGGTCCATCCAAGCTACGCGATTAGAGAGCTCACCCGAACCGGTGATGCAAGCTGGACTTTGGCTGTTGCGAACTTGGGCGACAATCTGAACTGCGGACTTGATACGTTAACACTGACTGGATATCCCGGAACTGCCTATCACTACACAATCACAGGGATTGACGAGTTTGGTCAGGAGTCAGTGGCTATCATTGGACCGGCCGCTACGTTTGGAACCAACACTGTTCCGTCGTCGGCCACTCCTGTAACTGTTGGTTGGAACTTAAAGGGTGGATCAACAGCGCCGCTTTCATACAACATTTATCGATCAGACACAGGCCTATTGGGGACATACGGTTACATTGGCTACACTGACGGAACATCAACATCCTTTGTCGACAGAGGAGTTCCACCGGACTTCTCTACAAACCCTCCAATCGATACAGACCCACTTAATGCGTCAGGCGACTATCCCTCGGCCGTTGCCTACATTCAGCAGCGACGGTGGTTTGCTTCGACTACCAATGATCCCGAAAAGGTGTTCGCTTCTCGGGTTGCGGCGTTCGGTTATTTCTACAAGACCTCACCAATAGCTGACGACGATCGAATCATCTTTGAGCTAAGTGGAAACCGCGTTGCCGAAGTGCGACACCTGGTCGACCTTGGCTCAGCCGTTCTCTTTACCAATTCCTCGGAGTACGCTCTCCAAGGTGATAACGGGTTCGTTACACCGGTAGCAATCAACCCAAAGCAGTATTCTAAGAACGGGGCATCTACCCTTTCACCGCTGATCATCGACTCGACTGCGCTCTATGTTCAGGCTCGAGGCTCAGCCATCAGAGATCTATCGTTCGATTTCCAAGTCGACGGATACCGAGGAAACGATCTCACGATCTTCGCGTCTCACTTGGTTGACGGTTACACGATCGACGACTGGGCATTTCAAGCGATTCCTCATTCGGTTGTCTGGGCGGTACGCGGTGACGGAACTCTCCTGTCTTTGACCTATGTCAGAGAGCAACAGATCCTTGGCTGGGCAACGCATGATTTTGATGGCGGCCTGGTTGAGAACGTCTGTGTTGTTCCTGAGGGAACAGAGGACGCTGTCTATCTAGTGATCCAGAGAACGATCAATGGCCGGTCGTGCAGATACGTTGAGCGGTTTGCACAGCGCCGGGTCGATGACCGAAAAGACATGATCTTCATGGATTCAGCTCTGACCTACGACGGCCGAAACTCAGGCTCTACCACCATGACCTTATCTGGCGGATCGACCTGGGCCTATGACGAAACTTTGACGCTCACTGCATCGGCCTCTCAGTTTGTTTCAGGTGATGTCGGAAACGAGATCCACTTAGAAGGTGCCGATGGCGAGCTCATTCGATTTGAAATCACTGGCTACACGTCGGCGACTGTTGTCACCGGTAGACCCAATCGGACCGTTCCCGCTTCTTTGCAGAGTACCGCGACCACAGTTTGGGCTGACGCAGTCGATGAGATCACTGGCCTCTGGCATCTAGAAGGTCTCGATGTCTCAGTCTTAGGTGACGGGACAGTCGTGGCCTCGCCCTACAATGACGACTATGTGACTAGGACAATCACCAACGGGACGCTCACACTTGATAAGTGCTACGGTGTTATTCACATTGGACTTCCGTTCATCGCCGATCTTCAGACCCTAGACATCGATACGGCACAGGGCGAAACGGTATCGGACAAGAAGAAGCTTCTAAACAAACTCACCATTCACCTTGAAGAATCAGCAGGGATCTATGCCGGGCAGGACGAGCCGTCAGGCCTTGATCCACTTGAAAGCCTCTATGAGCTGAAGCTTCGAAACGATGAGCCATATGATGATCCAACGGATCTCGTTACTGGCACAGCCGAAATCATTATTGATGCCAATTGGAATTCAAACGGAAGCATCTTCATTCGTCAGGTGGACCCACTACCGATGTCGGTTTTGGCTGTAGCACCTGCGGGATATGTTCCATTCAGGTAGAGGTGATACATGGCGGCAGCAACAGCTATTGCTCTAACGAGTGCGGCGGTGGGACTCTTCGCGGCAAAGAAGCAGTCCGATGCGATGAGTGCTCAGGCCGAGTATGGTGAGCGACAGGCGGCGATCAACAATCGATTGGCCAACATGCAGGCCGACGACACCATTTCGCGTGGCGATCAGGCTGCAAACCAGATCGGGCGAAACACTCGAAAGATAGCTGGCGCCCAGCGGGCAGGATTCGCAGCCCAAGGAATTGCCCTCGATTCAGGCAGCGCCCAAGACATTCAAGTCGAGACGGCTGAGATGGGAGCGCTCGACCAGTTGACCGTTAGAAACAATGCAGCCCGCGAAGCTTGGGGCTACAGGGTTCAAGGTCAGCAAGGCGTGTTCAATGCTCAAATGAATAGCGAAGGGGCAAGGCAAGCTGGCCAAGCAACACTTCTGACCGGTGGGATGAACGCCGCAAACGCCATCGCTCAAGGGTATGCAAACGGTGGGTTTAGGGGCGGGGGGCGAACTTCGAATAGCTCGTCCGGGACATCCACCGCAGGCGGTAGCTACAGAGACACTTCAAATCTTGCGTGAGGTTCTAGATGCCAGTAGTTCCAAGGTATGATCAACAGCAAGTTCAGCAGGCAGCGTTGCCAACCGTTCGAGTCCAGCAAGACGCACCGATTGAGGCGTTTGGTGGTGGGAGAGCGGTCGCAGGTGCATTCGAAGCCGCCCAAGGTTTGACCAATACCGCGATGCGGATCGCTGTTGATGAGAGACAGAAGGCAAACGATGTCTCTCTTGGCGCTGGATTGGCCGAGGCCATTAAGGCGAAGCAACGACTCTTGCATGATCCGGAAAACGGCGCTCTGTCAAAGCGTGGACAGAATGCTTTTGGATTGCCAGAGACCGTCAATGAACAGTGGCAAAAAACGCAAGAGGAAATACTGGCCAACGCGCCAAACGATGACGTCCGCGCAGCTTTGTCGAAACACTTAGTAAATCAAGGCCTTGATCTAAACGAAAAGATTCAGGTCCACGTTGGGCGCGAGCGTGAAACCTACGACTCAGCAGTCACACAAGACTTAGTTCAGACCTCACAGAACGATGCGCTCCTCAACTACAATAACCCTCAGAGACTAGGCGAGAACATCAATCTCATGCGCGCTGCGATCGCAAAGCTTGGGATGAGAAAGGGTGTGCCGGTCGATCATATCATGGCTGATGAGGAGTCGAAGGTTCATACCGGCGTCATCGAGCAATACATCAATGCAGGGCAGGATCGACAAGCCCAAGCGTACTTTGACAAAAATAGGGAACTGTTCGGCCCAAGAATAGAGCAAGCAACAAAGCTGCTCGAATCAGCAACGATGCTCGGAGAATCCCAGCGGGCATCAGATGAGATCCTAGCTAAGACTGGCGACCTTAGCACTGCCATGAAGATGGTGAAGGAACGGTTCGGTGAGGACCCGAAGCTTCGCCAGGCTACAGAACGATTGGTTGAGCAAACCTACAATCTAAAAGAGCGGGCAGAGAACGAGCGAAGCGAAAACCAAATGGACAGCGTATTGAAGCAGCTCGAAACTTCACGCGGTCAGTTCAGTCTTCCCAATAGCGCCTACTCCTCGATGAAGACAAAGCACATCCAGGTCTTTGAGGAACGAAAGCGTCAGATCTTAAGTGGACAAGATGCGCCTCCGAACGGACCCGACTACTACAATCTTCGGACTATGGCTTCTGATCCAGTTCTGCAAAGTGATTTTAAGAAGATGAACCTGCTCGAGTTTGCGACAAAGATGCCAGCAACCGAACTGCATTCGCTGATGGAGCATCAGGCAAATCTACGGGCAGGAAATGGAAAGTCGGACGCAGAGCTCGGACAGTTTCGAACCCAAAATGAGGTCATCAATAGTGTTCTTGCAGCCAATAGAATTGATGGCACCAATCCTAAGCCAGGTTCGGACGATGCAATATTGGTTGAGAAGCTTCGGACTCAAGTCGAGCGCGACGCCGTTCAATACGCCAAAGACACTAACAAGAAACCAGACAACGCGATGATTCAGAAGTTTGCCGAGCAACACTTGCTCAAGGTTACCACAGAGAAAGACTTCTTTTGGGATTCAAAGAAACCAAGAGCCCTACTTGATCCGGGCGAAACTGGATCGGTTCAATACAAAGATATTCCAAAGACGGAGATCTTCAAAATTGAGCAGACACTTAAGGCGCGAAACAAGCCGGTAACTCCTCAAGACGTAGAGTCGATCTTCAACCAGTACCTCAACAGGAATAGATAAGTGGCACTCAACGAGTACGACGCAATGCTTGACGAACAGACCAAAGATCAGACTGGTCTGAATCCGTATTCTGAAATCATTGACTCCCAAATCAAAGGTCAGCAATTAGCTGTTCGATCTTCGGTGACAGTGGCAGCCGATATTCAGCCCGATCGACACGCTCAAGTGATGAAGCTTTCGGATAAGTACAAGCTTGCCCCGGAACTCGTTGAGAGAAACTTTGATACGCTAAGCCGTCAGGGGCAGATCGACAAAGTGCAGCCCGACAAGATCGTAGCGGATCATAGAGGTCTCGCTGAATGGTTGTCAGATCCCAACAATGCCGCTCTTGCAAAAGATGATTTTGACAATGTGAAAGGTCTCTCGTCGTCTGTGCAAGACTACAGCGCAGCCGAGAAAATGTATCAAACGATTGGTCAAGGTTTGGCCAGCCTGAACCAGGGAATCGCACAAGTCCCGGCATTCGTCTATGATCTATCGGCCGCACCTCAGAATGCATTGATGAAAGCGGTCGGAAGACCTGACCTTCAAGTCCGCTCGCCTGAATGGCTCAGAGAAAACCCAGTCGCGAAATACTATGGCAACGCTGCCCAAGGCTACGCAGAGAATGTCCCTGAACTAAGCGACGACATTGTTGGTCTCATC